GAACTGACAAAAAACGGTGTTTTGACAGGATCTAGCGCAAGTGCAGAATGGTACGAATGTGTCAAGACAGGAGCAACTATTTTTTTTACTTATTTTTCGCTATTTTTCGTGAATTCTCGTAGAAATACTCGCGACATTATGTTATCCTGACACTTGCCTTTACAACACCGACTGTGATATTTTCGGAGGTCTGTTTGACATGAATATAAAATCACTGATTGGCGAGACACCGGAAGAAATGAAAGAAAAGGTGTTGCGCTTATACTCGGAAATGCCTCCTGACCGGTTCTTCGATCACATGAGGAATACGCAATTCTTGGAGCAAAGGATTGGGCGGGAAAATGAGCGAGAAGAAATAGTATGCAGATTGTTGGCAAGTGGGATGGCCGCAGAAGAAGTGGCCACAATCCTCAGTTATAGGGCAGATATTATTCGCAAAATCGAGCGGAACAACTCCACCCGGAAGATACCCGAATACGAAAAGAAACTGCGGGAACGTCAGCGGCGCAAGAATCGAAAACCTGAATAAGAGACCTGAAGGCTGGAGCTATCGAACTGAAGCCCCAGCCTTTTGTTGTCATTGAGTATTGGGAGCAACCCATTATTATACCCCAGGTCGTATTATTCAAATCTCCCGGTCCAGACTATCTCGATGTCGTTTTCGCTGTAGACAAGGATTTTATCAATCAGAAGGTCGACGATCTCCTTGTTCAGCGAATCCAGCGCCCTAAGTGGCGCAAGTTCATTAATGGCGTCTTCGGCTTCTTTACGCCCGATTGTCAAACTATGAAGGCTTTCGCTCCACCTCTCAACCTGAGAACGCTTACGGGCAACTGTATCGTTGATAACCTCGCGCTTGCGGACAAACGCTTCTTTTGTGATTTTACCAGCCGCAAGCGATGTGTACACTTTTGTAACAGATGCTTCAAGCAAGTCGATTGACTTTTGCTCGGCAGCGATTTTTCGTTCTAGGTCGCTTGCGGTCGCTTTGCTCTTACTGATTTGAGCAAGTCTCAATTCTTCTCGGTCAAGTAGAATTTCAACGTAGTTGCGAATCGCGGCAATCACGATTTCTTCGATATCCCTTTGTAAAACAGTGTATTCCTTGCATCCATAATGGTCAGTCAGTTTGGCCGTACCGCATTTGAAGCGCGGATTATTCTTTGTATAGTGAACCATCGCCCGACCGCATGAAGGGCATTTGACCTTATTGCCAAAGATATGCTCCGGGCTGTCGAAGTATTTTTTCTTTTGCAACACAAACTGCGCCTTTTGGAAATCCTCCTCTGTGACAAGAGGTTCGTGAGCGTTTGGCACAATGATCCATTCTTCGCGCGGACGTGGCACGGTACGCCCATGACCGGGTACGTCTACCTTGTATTTGTTCGCAACGACCGAACCTTTATAGACCTCATTTTTTAGCATTTTGTATATTACGCCATTCGTCCAGAAGCAATACTCGGGATCAATCACCTGCGTCCATATGTTCGCCCAACCGTTGCGTACTTTATATACTGACGGAGACGGGATTCCCTGGGCGTTCAATATTTGTGCGATTTCTATCGTCCTGCGCCCTTCTACCGCGAGAGAGAAGATGAAGCGGACATACCCTGCCGCTTCATCATCCGGCACGAGCTTGTTCTTCTCCGTCGCCGACTTCTTATAACCAAACGGCGCGTGAGCAAGATATTCCCCGCGTTTTGACTTTGCGTTTTTTGATGTAATAGACTTCTGTGCCAAATCCCTGTTATAGTGCTGGTTGGCAAGGTTAATAACCGCCAATTCAAGGTTGGAAAGCGGGCTGGTAAAGCTGTCATATCCGTTGTTGATGGCGATAAAGCGCACATTGAGAGAGACAAGGTGGTTCATCAGGAGGTCATCCACGTCGATCAGGTTTCTCCCGATCCTTGACAGGTCTTTGACAACCACGCAGTCAATTTCGCCGCGCTCGATATCATCCATCAGTCGGCTGTAGTCGTCGCGTTCCGTGGTTTCGCCGCTAAAGCCGTCGTCTACATAATCAATGTACTTTGCTCCGCTGAGTTCAGCGTGGTTGGCAATGAAATGTTTTATAATCTCGCGTTGATTTTTGATGCTGTTGCTTTCGATTTCGGCGCCATCGTCCTGTGAAAGACGGAGATAACCGGCGATATTGTATCGTCCGGTGCTTGTTTTTTGCGCTGCCTGAACCATGTTACCGTACACTTGCCGTCACCTCGCTCTCAAAAAGGATATGCTGCAATTCAGCTAATTCATCAATGAAGTTGAATTCAATCTCAACATCATTAGTCAGCGGGGTCAGATTGACACGCTTTATCAGCGACTGTACCATCTCTTTTGTGGGAGTGTTGCAGGAACGGAACTCCCGATATTTTACGAGCCACGGGTTTTCAAGCAGGGCTTTGTTATCATACCGGAGTTGCTCTTTTTTTAGTTTTGAGAGCCTGACTTCGGCTTGCATCTTTTCGTTTTCAACTTGTTTTCTAACCAGCTCATATTCCCGCAAGTCAAGCAGGCCGCCCAAATGATGGGTATATGCCGCTGATAACGTTTGCTCATACCCGTTTATCGTCTTTTCTTGCTTTCCTCTGTCACGCATAAGCTGTGTTCTTTTTTCCTTGAGAGGATCGTGTACGGAGAGCATCTCGTTCAGATCGTCAAAACGGACGAGGGCGTCCATATACTTCCTTATTGTGGCAATGACCAACTCATCAAGCAATACTAAAGATAATCTCCGCGTCTTTGATAAACCGAGTTCGCTTCTTAAATCATAGTTGCAGTGACGGCAGCGATAATAAAACTTAATCCTGCCTTTCGCCCCGCCGTCCTCCCTCAGTGCCGCGTGTCCGCAACGTGTGCAATATATCTTCCCGGTGTACTTATTTTCGGGGTATGGGTCGCTTTTTCCTCGCTTGTATTTCTCAGCGCTCTCGCGCATGAGCTTTTGTACTTCGTCAAATTGTTCCCTGCTGATTATAGGTTGATGTTTACCCTCATGGCGTACCCATTGATCTTCCGGGAGCATCATGTGCCTTTTACCATTGCAGTTGTACTTGTTCTGGACAACTACGCCTGCATAGGCTTCGTTTTTCAGCATCTTGCTTATCATGCCGACATTCCATACGATACGACCGGAATATTTTTCATGGCTGATTTCGCCTAATTGATAACGCCGACTCTGAGGGGATGGTATGCCTTCCCGCGTCAGCATTTGAGATATACTGCTGGCGCTCTCCCCGATAATACGCAAATCAAATACCCTTTTCACGATTTCGGCGGCGTCTCCGTCAAGCGCAAGAGTCTTGCCATCCTCGCCCCGCTTGTATCCGTATGGGGGGACGCCTGCCAGTTCTCCGCGCTGCTTTTTTGCTGCATGAGCAGACCTGATTTTCTTTCCCAAGTCTTTGCTATACATATGGTTTACAAGATTCTTAAACAGTATCAGCAGTTTTTTTCTGCCGGCGTCATCGGCAAAGCTGTCGTACCGGTCGTTCACAGATACGAATCTGATCCCGTACTGCACAAATGTATCGAAAAGCAGTTCGCCAACTTCGATGTACGTCCTGCCAAGCCTTGAAAGGTCCTTGACCACAACGCATTTAACATCGCCACACAGGATACCAGCGATCATCTCGGAATACCCCGGTCTGTCAAAGTCTGTTCCTGTATACCCCAAGTCCGTAAAAGCTCCAGCGTGGACAAGCTCATTATTATTATTGATATACTCATGGCAGATAGCCATCTGGTTATCAATCGAGTCCTCCGCTTTATCGCTGTCCTTTGAAATCCGGGCGTATACCCAAGCTGGGGAAGTAGTGGCCACGCTGCCAAGTGCTTGATTCTCCTGCTGGATGTTTTTCCTGCTTTTTCTAGCCATCTCAAGCCACCGCCCCTTCAATACCGCGAAATAGGTCTTCATGAATTCTCAATGATGTATTTATATCCATTTCATAACGGAATCCAATGCCAACATCCTTGTTCGTGTTTACTACGATGGACTTGATCAATCCAGCGACAATTCGACGGTTCAGTTCCGTTATGTTCCCATGCTCCAGAAAGCGTTCAATCAGGATTTTTGCGTTTTTATCGTCCTCCAGACGGCTCATTTCTTCTTGCAGGGCTGCGATGTTGCCCTCCGCAGTCTGTATTTGATTATTAAAACTTTTCTTGAACATCTGGTATTCATCCTCGGAGATAATCCCGTCAACAAAGTGTTTATATGACGTCACCAGATATTCTCCGTTGTCCTTAATTGTTTGCAAATTGCGCTCTATCATGTTCTCAATCGCAGTTTGCTTTCGCCCTCGCAATGCGGTTGCAGCGATGTCGGCCGCAGCGTCGCCCGGGGACATGAGATTTGCCACCTGCTGTTGAATAGCCTTTAAAGCAGCCTTGTTCAGCGCCAGTTCGCTTACATTGTTGTTCCGGCATTCACCAGTTTTCTTATGAGTGGAGCAAATATAGTTGACATATATCTTGCCGCTCTGCTTTGTTGTCGTCTTGGCGGTCATTGGCTGCCCGCACAGTCCGCAGACGACAAAACCGGAAAACAGGTGGAGCTTGTCATTTCCTTGTGCAATGCGGGTATCCATACCCATAAGTTCCTGCGCCAGAATAAAATCCACCTCGTCAATGATCGGCTCATGGAAGTTTTCATGGATGTTCCACGCTTCGCGCGGCTTGTATTGAAATTTCTTCATCCTATAGCTCGCCTTTGTACGTTTTCCCTGTTCCAAATGCCCGAGATACACGCGGTTCGTCAGTATGCGCTTGACTGCGTTCGGTGACCACTCGGCCTTATCACCGGTGCAAAACGGCGTGTGATACGATATCCCCATCGCCTTTTTATATTCAGCGGGAGATAATGTACCTTTCGCGTTCAGCATAGCAGCGATTTGACCTTCGTTATAGCCCATTATTTTGCAATCAAAAATGCGCTTGACCACATCGGCGGCATAATCGTCAACAACCAGTTTGCCGTCTTGTTTTGCATAGCCATAAACGGCGTAATTGCAAACCAATTCGCCGTTCATCCGCTTTATTTCTAGCTGTGTTTTTGTTTTAACCGATATGTCCTCAAGAAATGCTTCATTGATAATATTCTTGAATGGAACGATGAGGCTGTTGCTTGAATCGGTCATATCTGCTTTCAGACTGTCGTATGGTTCGTTGACTGCAATAAAGCGCACCTTTTTCGTTGCAAAATAGCGCTCAATATACTTGCCCGTTTCGATATGGTCGCGCCCGAGACGTGAAAAATCCTTAACTATAACGCAATCAACAAGCCCATCCTCGATGTGGCGAATCATTTCCTTGAATGCTTCGCGGTCAAAATTCGCGCCTGTAAAACCATCGTCTGCCAGGATATTTACTACACTGATGTCGGGATTGCGGCGCACAAAGTCAAGCAGCATCTCGCGTTGGTTTTTTATGCTGTTGCTCTCCGCCTTATCGCGGTCGTCTTTTGAAAGCCTCAGATATATGTCGGCTTTCCATACTTTCGTTTCTGTTTCCTTTATCATCGCGGTGCCTCCTTCAAATTTTCCATTACACCCGTGGAAAACATCAGGAATGCCGCATTAGTCCACTTCAAGAATAACAGCATTCGCATTGCTTTGTCCACATTGTCGTTTAATAGTTTGATGTCAATTCACTGCCTTGCCCGGAAAGCAAGTATTGCTTAATTCTATCTTGCAATGTCAGCCCATTATCCATGAACGAAACGCGGACTATCATATCTCCATAGCGAAAGCAATGCGGGTCTTTGATTTGCTGATAATACTGTTTCTTCCTCTCAGCCAGCGGCAGAGATGGGTCGATATTAACATCCCGGATATCAACGAGTTCTGCTATATCCGTTTTGCACATAATCTGCTCTTGCATATACGTTTCCTCCTGAAAGACGCCCGAGCTATTCCCAACTTGGGAATAGCTCGGGGCAGTTTGATCTATTCAAAATATCCTGGCAATTTCACATCTTGGTAAAAATCGGCTACTTCCTTTATATAAGAAGTCACCCGGCAGTCCGGCAGGGCAGCAAGCACTCGCTCGCGGTATGCGCCGTTGCTGTTGGCGCGGCTGTCGAGGATCGCCACTACGCCGCTGTCTGTTTCAGTGCGGAGCAGGCGGCCGAATCCCTGCTTGAGTTTTATAAGCATTTCCGGCACTACCACTCGGCTCTTGTAATCGAACATATCCTTATATAATGTCTGCTCGTACTCGCCGATGGGGTCGGGAACCTGAAACGGCAGCTTGACGATGATGAGCATGGAGAGCGCGTCGCCGGGTATGTCTATGCCCTCCCACAGCGCGCCGGACGCGAACAACACGCCGCCTTTTGAGTTCTTGAACTTCTCGATCTCGCGGACGCCGCCTTTGTCCAGACGGTACATCGGGAACGGCAGGCCGCGCTTCGCCAGCATCTCCCACACCATGTCCATCGCCTTGTAGCTGGTGAACAGCACGGCGGCGTGTCCGTGGGAAGCGCATATCAGCTTTGCCGTTTCGTCGGCGACGGCAGCTATGTAGTCGCGGTCGCTCTGGTCGGGGAACGGCATGGTTTCGCTGATATACAGCATGGCGTTCTCGCGGTGGTTGAA